AAATGACTTGCATCCAACTATGAAACCAATTGAGCTGTTAAGCAAAGCCATTTCAAATAGTTCAAAAGAAGAAGAACACATTTTAGACTTATTTGGTGGTTCAGGCAGCACTTTAATAGCTTGCGAACAATTAAACAGAAAATGTTTTATGATGGAAATAGATCCTATTTACTGTTCAGTCATTATTGAACGTTGGGAGAAATTAACTGGCCAAAAAGCCGAAAAGATCAATTAATATTTAGATGAAAGATGTTGAATATTATGTTAAAAATAAAGAAATACGAGTTCTAGTTAAATATTATTTTAATTTTAATTTGACACCTAAACAAGAAGAAATAGTTCGATTAATTGCTTATGCTGAGTATCCTAGAGTTTGCATTAATGCAATGACTAGATATGGCAAATCAAGATGTGTGGCTATTGGAGTAACTTTATATATTCTATTTAACAAAAATAAACGAGTAGCAATAATCGCTCCGCAAGAGGAACAAGCTTCAATAATAAGAAATTATATTGCTGAACATATTATAAGTTCTCCAGTATTGGCAAATTTAGTTGAAATTGACAGAGATAATTCAATAGAACGTTTAAAACGAGAAACGAGTCGAAGAAGATGGACATTTAAAAATGGTTGTCAATTATTAACTATTTCTGCTCATGGCGAAGCTAGTAGATTAATGGGGTTTGGTGCAAATTTAGTTATTTGTGATGAATCGGCTAAAATAAGTAGAGAAGCTTATGCAAAAATAGTTAGAATGCTTGGAGATGATCCTGAGAATAGTATTTTAATCGAACTAGCAAATCCATGGGATAAAGACAACAAATATTTTGAACATTATGTTTCTGGAAGGTTTAAAGTTCTACATATTGACTATAAAGATGCAATAAGTGAAGGCAGGGTAACTGAGACTTTTATTGAAGAAATGAGATTAGAATTAACTCCTCTTGAATTCACAGTTTTATATGAAAGTAAATTTCCAGATGAAGCAGAAGATAGTTTATTTAGCTATAAAGAGATTAATAGAGCTATAGAAAATAACTTTGATATATCTGAAGGGGCAGGTATAATTAGTTGTGATCCAGCAGATAAGGGTTTAGATTTTACAGTCATTTATTATGGACATGAAAAAGCTGGTAAATATAAGGTAGAATATATTTATAGTGAGCCAAAGAGTGAGAATATGACAATAGCTAATAGAATCATTAAATTATTTGAAGAAAAGGGCGATGTTAAAAAGATAAATGTTGATTGTATAGGCATTGGCGTAGGAATAGTTAGTAGATTAAAAGAAGTTTTAGGTGGCAAATGCAATATTAATGCTTGCCATTTTGGCGAATCTCCAGAAGATATAAATAAAGATTTACCAACATCAAGTAAAAAGAGATTTATAAATAAAAAAGCAGAACAATATTTTAGACTGAAGGAATTGTTTAAAGATAACTTAATAAATATACCTAAAAATACCAAATTATGTTCTGAATTAATCAAAATGCGTTGGGATAGAACTTTAAGTGAGAAAATTAAAATAATCGATCCAGAGGATAAAAGTCCAGATTTCTCAGATTGTCTAGTTTATTTTATATGGAAAGATAAAATCGAAACAACTTGGTTCATTGCAGAATTCTAAAAGAGTCTTTATAAACAAGTTACTATACATTAAACCTATTGGTTCACTTTCGTAGTGCTATGGAAGACAAAATCAATGGGAATTATTGACTGGTTTAAAAAACCTAGTAAAGAATCAGCTAGAGAGATAAGTTTAACGAATCTGGATAGTAAAGCGAGTTCTAATAATATGCCATATTTAACTAATTGGATGTATGCAACTAAGTTAGGCAAACCCAGAGGCATAAATATACCCGAAATACGCCAATATGCTAAATGTGCATGGGTACAAATGGTTACTAAAGCCATAATTAAACAAATAAAATCAACAGACTGGAAAATTGTTCCTATTGATGAGGAGTCTGACGAACAACTTACGGATCAAATAGATTATGCAACTAATTTCTTGAATTTTCCAAATGCCAATAAACAAACTTTTGGCGACCTATGGGGTGCTTATCTACACGACGTTTTAGAAATTGATGCGGGAATAATCTGGAAAGGAAAAGATTCCAAAAGCAGACTTTCTGAATTGTACTGTTATGATGCAGCTAGTTTTCTAGTTGATTTAGATGAGCACGGCAGAATATCTGGGTATTATCAATATTCGTTTAGAGCACCTAATGCTACGCCATTAAAGTATAGCACTGACGAGTTAATATATGGAGTAATGAGTACTAATACTGAATTCTTTCCTTATGGTTGGAGTCCTTTGATGTCGGTTTTACAAGAAGCCGAGTTATTAATTAATGGTACAAGATGGAATAAGGAGTTCTTCTTGAATAATGCAATTCCTGATGGCGCCTTCATGGTTAAAATGGACAAAGACCAAATGGACAGACTAGAGAGTATTTGGCACAGTAAAATTAAAGGCCAACCTCATAAATTCTTATTCTTAAATGGCGAGGGTGAATTTCAAGATTTCACAAAAAGTAACCGAGATATGGAATGGTTAGCAGGCCAGAAATGGTACTTCCATTTGATATTTGCAGCTTATGGACTAAGTCCTGCAGAAGTAGGTTTTTATGAAGATGTGAACAGATCAGCACAAGAAGGTCAAGAACGAACAACGGTTAAGAATGCAATTAGGCCTTATTTACAACATATTGCAGATAAGATAAATCGAGAAATATTGCCAGATTTATTAGGCACACCTTTGAAGGTTAAGTTTAAATGGTTCCCTAAAGATCATGTTGCCGAAGAAATCGAACATAAACAAACAATTGATAAATTAAATTCTGGAGTCTATACTATTAACGAAGTCCGAAGATTAGAAGGTAAAGAGTCTGTCGAATGGGGCGACAAGCCAATGAACTTATACCAACAAGAAAGGTTTACCGAATTAACAAATCAAAAAGAAGATGAACCTAAAAAAAAACCTAATTTTGAGAATAATACTGACGAATCAGATGATGATGAGGATGAAGACTTAGATAAATCATATAAATCAGAAAATTACGAAGTCATAGAAGATGCTAACGATTATAACGAGTTCTTAAAAAAAAACATGGATTATTGGGAAGAATCAATATTAAAAGCTCTTGATAAACACTTAAAGGATGAAGTCAAAGAATACGACACTAAAACATTCAGTCAATTTATCTCAAGAGTGTTTAATGTTGTCAATACTGCCAACTTCTTAACTGGCTTAAAAAAGGTCATTAAAGTAAGTATGACAAACGGCGTAAAAGATGCCGAACAAGAACTGAACCTAGATATTGGCGTTTCAGATATGTTCAATAATCAAGTTAAATATAATGCAGATAGACAACTGGAAGGCTTTAATATAAACGGCAAACGCTGGCATGGCCTAAAAGGCGTTGCTAGAAATTTACAAGTTAAAATCTATAAAACAGTCCAAGAAGGTTTAAGGGATAAAAAAGGTTTGGATGATATTAGCTCAGAAATAAAAGATATTATGTCTAAAGAAAAGGGCGGAATGGTCAAAGGCGAGGTTACAGAAGGCCGATCCATGAAAATAGCTCGCACCGAGTCAGGACGCTTCAGAAATTCAGGGAGATTACAAGCTTATATGGATAGTGGCCTAAAAGGCAAAAAGAAATGGGTTGCATTATTAGACAGTAAAACATCCGACATTTGTAAACGTCTAAATGGTCAAGAAGTAGAACTTAATGGTTATTTTAAAGACTCTTTAACAGGCAAGGAATTTTTACATCCACCCGCAAATGTGAATTGTCGTAGTGTCCTACAGTTTGTGTTCACAGAATAAAAGAGTCTTTATAAATAAGAAGTCCCTAATATTAAAGGTCGTGCTAGAATTAGTTAAAGCACGACGACTGATTCTAGTATGACCTCAACGAGGTCAATAATATGGAAACTGAATTAATTAAAATTTGGATGCCAGTCACTAAAGATTTACATGGTGATATAGTTGGCATTATTTCTGATACATCCTTAGATAGAGACAATGAATTAATGTCTAAAGATTTATTAAAAAGTTGGGCTAAAAAGGGCTTCATACCTATTTTAGCAGATCATACTAATAAAATGCCTAATTGGATTGGTGCATGGCGAGACTTAACTTATGTTGAAAAAGGCGAACATGGCGCATTAACTGGCAAACCTATATTCTTTAGTGGTGAAGCAAATCCGTTATCTGCGCAAATTAAAAAACAGATTGAAGAATCTATTAGTATCGGACTAAATGCAGGCCTTTCTATTGGCGCAATACCTAAAGCTCATACTACAATCGAGCTTAATAAGAGATCTTACAAACAATGGACTGATGCCGAATTAGTTGAAGCAAGTTTTGTACCTATTGCTAGTAATAGAAGCGCTTTTGCTACAATTGCTAGATCTTTTGATTTAGAATTTGATAAAAATCCAGAAGTCGAATTGACTAAACCTAAAAAAGTCGAAGAATGTGTTGAAGCTCTAATGTCTGATCCTGAATTTAAGCCACAAGGCGGTAAAACTAAGGAAGATTCTGCATGGGCAGTTTGTCAAAGTAAGTTTGGCAAAGATTGTCCTTTAAGTTTACAAGAAGGCATTTCTGAAATTAAGAAAGAATTAACGGAGGATGTTAAAATGACCGAAGAAGTAAAAAAAGTTGAAGCTTCTGAAATGATTTCTAAAGAAGTTCACACTAAAGAATTAGCCGAGAAAGCTAAAGAATTAGAACTTCTAAAAGCAGAAGTTGAGAAATTAAAGAATGATCTAAACGATCGAGCAACAGTTATGAAAGGTATTGTTGAAACTGGAATAGAAAAGAAAGTTCCTGTTGAATTATCCAATGAACCTTTGACGGTTGCTAAAATGATGAATTACGTAAGAAAATAAGGTGAGACAAAATGCAAGACATAGAAGTAAAATTTGGAACACCAGACATTACCAAAGGACTGCAATCTTATGAGTTATTTGCTAAATCTTTTGGATTCTCTGGACTAGAACAACCAGCTCCTGATGTTAGCTATGAATATTATGGCGGACTTAAAGCTGGTCAAGTAAAATGTAATGAACAATTGAGTTCTTTACAAAAAGCATGGGAAAAAGCACAATTGACTAAAGACCCATCATTTACAACAACTACAGGCGGAACATATACGGGCTATGGATTATTCCCTCCTTATATTGATCCATCAATTGTAGACCGAACAGTTAGAGAAACGCCACTTGTTAAATTACTAGCAAGACGAGCAGTTGGCTCAAAAACTTATGTATATAATCCATTGACTACAAAGTCTGGCGCACAATGGTATGGTGAAGATCCATCATTGAGCAACCAAAACGACACATATACAACAACTTCTATTAACTTGAAGTATCTATATGCTGTTGGCGCAGTAACTAGGCCTGCAATGCTAAGTGCAAGCATAATTAATCCAATGGAAGAAAAGATCAGGGTTGCTACAGCAAGCTTGAACGAAGCTTTAGAAGACGAAATAATTAACGGCAACACATCAACTAACGCACTAGGATTCCAAGGATTGATCCAAACAATAAGCACAAACACAGTTAATAATTCAGGTGCAGCAATTACTCTAGACCAAGTTAGAGTAGACTTGAATACTTCATTTGAAGCAAACGGAAACATTGATTTGGCAGTTACAGATGGAACCACACATAACGTATTAAAAGGCCTATTAATGGACTATTACAGATATGTGGACGAAGTCAAAGAAGAAATGGCATTTGGTATTCCTGGAGCATTCAAGTTTGACGGAGTATTGTTTATTAGAGACAGATATATGCCAACGACTGCAGCAGCTCGTAGAGTATTATACCTTGACTTGAGGTATGTATATTTAGCTGTTTTGCAAGACTATACATATGAAGAAGCAGCAAAAGTAAATCCATCTCAGAAATTCTGGATTAGCTGGTATGGCGTTCTAGTTGTACCATTTGAAGCATCCTGCGTAATGAGATATGGAATTGCATAAATGGGTGAAATAAAATGGCAGCAATATCAATAAGCGATTGTAAGGTATATAAGAAGTCTGAAGGAGAATTTACTGAAACAATAATTATTACTCCTTCGACAGCAGATAGCAATGATACCGTGGATACTAGCACTGTTGTTGCCGATGGTTTACTTTGCGGATTGACTGGCTGGGATGTAGAAACTGGCGATTCAGTAACTGCAACGTATGCTACAGGCACAGGCATCATTACTATTGATGCAGCAGGCGGTACAACTAACCACACGTATGCACTAACGCTAAGATATGTGGATTATATATTCACACCATAAGGTGATATAAATGGGAGCAATAGCACTAAGTAGTTGCGGCGTATTCAAGAAGTCTGAAGGTGAAGTAACGGCAGTTTTGATCGTAACTCCCTCAACAGCAGACTCAGATGATACAATTGACGTAAGTACATTGGTAACTGATAACTTATTATTAAGTTTAGAGTCTTGGGATGTTTCATCAGGAAACAATACCAACGCAGCGACTTATACAGTAGCAGATGGTACTATTACAATTGATCCATCTGGAGGTCAAACTGATCAGACTTTTGCTATCACTTTAAGGTTTGTGGATCATATATTTTCACTAACTTAAAAATAGACTAGGGATTAAGTTCCCTTTTTTTATTTATTTACCCTATTACGGACGAAAAAACGGAGGATAAGATAAAATGGCAAATGGAATACCACAATTAGAAACCCGAAATTGGAATTTTAAAAGAAATGTTCAAATTACTGGTGAACTGAGAAAGTCAACAGACAGATATGTTTTAGACGAGTATTTTAGACAATTACCGCAAGCAAATGCTTCATTTGCAGCAGGCATTAATGCAGATTTTGAATTACTAGGAACTAACGCAGCAAATAATGACGTTACATTTGCAACTACAATTGCAGGCATTCAATTAGAAACTAATACAACTGCTAACGATCAAGATATAATTGCACCACATTTAACTTCTGGCCAAAGTGCATGGACTGGCATCAAATGGGGTACTGAGAACCAAACTAACTGGTCATGTGTAATTAGAACTGGCGCATCTGTAGCTAGTATTACAATTTGGGCAGGTTTGAAATTAACTAATACGTCTGTTATAGCCACCGACGACGATCAAGTATTATTTTGGTTTGCAGCAGCATCCGATACATATT